GGTACAATTCATATGTGGGTAAGACCTACAACAACATTGGGCGTAGCATCAAGACATATTTTTGACTATGCTGGATTTTATGGTTTAGCAGTTGAATCAACCGATAGTTCTACTTTAAATAGAGTGAAATTCTATGGTAGTACATTGGGTAATAGTGCACAATTAACAACTTCATTATCAGCAAATACTTGGTATATGATTTCTGCAACATTCCAATCAAGTGGAACTTGTACTATATATGTTGATGGAACTTCGGTAGGAACTTTTAGTTCATCCGCATTTACAGCACCATCTTCAACCAATTTCTTAACAGTTGGTAGTAATAGTGCAAGAACAACATTTTGGAATGGACAAATTGGACCAGTATTATTCTATAACACATTACAAAATTCAACATTAGTATCACAAGTATACAATTATTTCTCTCCGACATACAAATAAAAAATTGTTGTTTTGATTGAAATTTTTATATTTATATTCAGAATTAATAAATTTAAATTAAAGCACAAAAGATGGCAGACAAAATAGTATCACCAGGCGTATTTACAAAAGAAAACGACCTATCATTCTTGCAACAAGGTGTTGCAGATATCGGAGCAGCATTCATTGGCCCGTTCAAACAAGGACCAGTAGTTCCAACAATAGTAAATTCTCAAGCTGAATTTGAAACATTGTTTGGTACGGTAGATGGCACATATTATACTCCTTTAGCAGTACAAAATTATTTAAGAGAAGCAGGTAGTGCAACTATTTGTAGAGTAGTAGGAAATACCGGATATATTGAAACGGCTCCTCTATTATTAATAGCAAATACAAGTCAATCATACGCTGGCCAACCAACTGCATCTGCGTTGGGTATTTTATTTAATACATCAGCAAGTGCAAATGTAGGTTTTGCAGGAACAATAGTTTCTTCATCAACTGCAGGAACATTTAATATATCAGGTGCACAAGTGGGTACTATATCAGCATCATTAAATTTATCAGATGTTAATGATATTGAAGCGGTATTTGGAGCATCTGCATATGGTTCTAAAAACGCATACGCATATGGTTTCTTTAAAAATCCATACTTAAACACAGGCTCATATACAATAACAAATGAAAATGGTTTAGCATCAACTGGGTCATTTGCATTCAATTCATCAGTAACAGCATCAGTTGTTGTTTTGGGAAATCAGAAATTTAGTGGTTCTTATGGAAATGGACAAGCATGTGAAGCAAAAACTCCAGTAATCAAATCTCAATTAATTAGTGGTGATAGATATTCTTTATTTAGATTTGAAACAATAGGTGTTGGTAACGCAGCAAATACACAAGTTAAAATTGGCATTACAAATATCAAAGCAGCTGGTACTGTAGCAGGTACTGATTATGGTACTTTTACAGTTGTTGTTAGAGACTTTAATGATACTGATAAAAAGAAAAGTGTATTAGAAACATATTCAAATGTAAACTTAGACCCTAACTCTCCTAATTATATCGCAAGAGTAATTGGTGATAGAAAATTAACAATAAATGGTTCTAATGGTAAAATTACTGAATCTGGTGATTGGGTAAATAAATCTAAATATATTAGAGTTGCAAGTTTAAATGCAAACGCACCTGTTCAAGCAGTACCATTTGCACACACTGCATATCAATTACCAATATCAGCATCAGCTACATATTCTAATTTAATACCAAGAGTAACTTTCACAACATCTTCTGTTGATGATTCTATAAAATGTAGTGGTATTGATTTGGATAATAATAATGATAACGCAATTTATTTAAAACCAATTCCACAAGGAGCTATAACGGGTTCAAACGTTGATTTCTCATTAGATAGTATCTGTGGTCTAACTGTATCATCAACATTATCTCAAAAACAATTTGTAGTAGCATTACAAGAAGGATTTGATGGTATGAGTCCTGCAATATCAATCAATAAAGGTGATGATATCAACGCAGGTAATTCACAAGGATTTGATTTAGTTAAAAACCATAGTGGATATAACGCATATATGAATCACATCAACGCTTTATCTAATTCAGATGAGTGGGATGTAAATATGGTAGTTGTTCCTGGTGTAAACAAATATTATCACAACGCATTATTTACAAAGATTGTAGATATGGTTGAAAGTAGAGCAGACGCATTCTTTATTGGAGATATGGGTACTTCTACCAATAGTTTAAGTGATACGATTGGTTCATTTGGAGCAGCAGATATTGATTCTAATTATGTAGGTACTTACTACCCTTGGATTAAAACAATTGATGTTAATACAAATAAATTAATCACAGTACCACCATCAGTATTAATGCCGGGTGTATTCGCAGCAAACGATAGAGTAGCAGCAGAATGGTTCGCACCAGCAGGTTTAAATAGAGGTGGTTTGACTGGAGCAGTTTCAGTATTAGATAGATTAACACAATCTGAAAAAGATTCTTTATACGAAGCTAAAGTTAATCCAATCGTACAATTCCCAGGACAAGGTATCGTAGTATTTGGTCAAAAAACATTACAAGATAGACCATCTGCATTGGATAGAATTAATGTAAGAAGATTGTTATTAACAGTTAGAAAGTACATTGCATCTACTTCAAGATACTTAGTATTTGAACAAAACACAGCAGAAACAAGAAACAGATTTTTAAATATCGTTAACCCTTATTTAGAGTCAATCCAACAAAGACAAGGTCTTTACGCTTTCAAAGTAGTAATGGATGATTCAAATAATACTCCAGATGTAATTGATAGAAACATTATGAAAGGTGCTATCTACTTACAACCAACTAAAACGGCTGAATTCATTCAAATTGATTTCAACATTTTACCAACTGGAGCAGCATTTAACGGATAATTTAAGAAATAGATATTTATATAAGAACACAATAAAAAATAAAGTAAAATGCCAGAAATATTAGAGTTTGACAAAATGTTTTATAAGAATTTTGAACCGAAGTTAGGTAATAGATTCATTATGGAAATTAACGGTATCGAATCTTATCTTATTAAGACAGCATCGAGACCAACATTCACATCGGAAGTTGTTGAATTAGACCACATTAACGTAAAAAGAAAGATTAAAGGAAAATCTACATGGGATGATATCACTATCACTCTTTATGACCCAATTGTACCATCAGGTGCACAAATGGTAATGGAGTGGGTTAGACAATCACATGAGTCATTAACAGGTAGAGACGGATACTCTGCATTCTATAAGAAGGATATTACTTTCTTCTTATTAGGACCAGTAGGAGATAAAGTTGAACAATGGACTTTAAAAGGAGCATTTATCAGTTCGGCAAACTTCGGTGAGTTAGATTGGGCTTCAAACGACCCATTGTCAATTGAATTAACTTTGACTTACGACTACGCTATTTTAGAGTACTAATATTTAACTGGAAAATATATAAAAAAGGGGATGCAGAAATGTTATCCCCTTTTTATTTTTTTAAAAAGTTAATATATATAATAAACAACAAAGTTATATTATGGAAGAAAAATTAGAACAACAAGTTACTAGAGGTTTACAACCAGACCCTACACATCAGCAATATTCAGCACCAAAATCTTATCCTTTCCCAACGGAAATTATCAGTTTACCATCAAAGGGATTGGTATATCCTGAAAGTAATCCATTATCAAAAGGTGAGATTACAGTTAAATTAATGACTGCAAGAGAAGAAGATATTCTTACATCTACTGCATTAATTAAAAAAGGTATTCAATTGGATAAATTATTAGAATCAATTGTAGTTGAACCTGGTGTTAACATCAATGATTTAGTTATTGGTGATAAAAACGCAATTTTGGTAACATCTAGAATTTTAGCATTTGGACCAGAATATGAAGCAAAAATTAATGACCCATTTGATAATGAAGAAATTGATATTACAATTGATTTATCTCAAATAAAAGTCAAAGAAATTGATGAAAATAAATTGAATAGAAGTAATGAATATGATTTCTTTTTACCAGTATCAAAAACACAAATCAAATTCAAATTACTTACACATGGTGATGAATTGATTATTAATAAAGATATTGAAGCAAGTCAAAAAACATTAAAGCAAGCAAACGAAATCACAACTAGATATAGAAGAATTATTACAGAGGTAGATGGTGTAAGAGATGCCGGAACAATCAGTAATTTTGTAACAAATAGATTATTAGCAGGGGATTCTAAAGCTTTAAGAAAGTACATTGTAGAAATTACACCTGATTTGGATTTAAAATTTGATTATACATCTCCTATAACTGGTGAAACGGAGGCACTTCGAATTCCTTTTGGAGTTGGGTTTTTTTATCCTACCGACTAATTATAGTTCCTATCTTCATAAAAAGATTTTTCAAATGGTTTACTATGCAAATGGTGGATTCAATTGGAATGATGTTTATTATATGCCGATTAAATTAAGAGAATTTTATTATAGAGAACTCTTAAGTGCCAAAGAAACGGAAAAGGAAGAAATGGACAAAGTTAATAGCAAATCAAAAGCAAGTTCTTCTAGAGTAAGAAGACGATAATTAAATATTGTTTATATTTATACATAAACATAATATAATACCTATGCCTAAACAAACATTAATAGAAGTTAAATTACTTGATAAAATATTAAATTTTTTCGGGGGTGGAAGTAGTACATCTACAAAAGAAAAGTTTTTAGATACAGTTAGAAAAAGTGACCCACAATTAGCTAGAGCATTTGATGGTTGGGAAAATGATTTTTTAAAATTGTTAGATAATACTAAAAAAATATATATCAAAAACGGAAGAGATACAAAAGAAATAGATAATCTTATTAGAAAATATAGAGGATAATAATTCTAAATAGACTATGCCATTTAAAGGACCAGATTATACAAAAGAACAAGCCAAACTTGTTGAAAAAATTAAAAAACTTACCGAAGAAATAAATAAACTCGATAAGGCAGGGTCTGCGGATGATGCAATTCAATTAAATATAATAAAGGAAAAAGAAAAAAAACTTAAAGATTTACAAAAAACTCTAAAAGAGAATAATAAAATTATTACTGATACTCTTGAAGATTTTGAAGATATGGATGATACCATGGTTAGTTTTGCAAACACCATGAAGAAAAATAATAACTTAGTACAAATTCAGGCGGATAATTTTACAAAAGTTAAACTAGTTGCAACTAGTATAGGAGATGAATTAAAGAAGGGTGGTACGACAAATGAAAAAACCCAAAAACAAGTAATGGCCGTATCAAATCAATACAAAGCCATGCATATTTCTATTGCACAAATTAATAAAGATTTTGCAATGGGTAAAGTATCAAACGAACAACGTGTTGAACTTATTGAAAAACAAGCAGAAGCATTTAATGAAGTAGTATCTGTTGTAGATATGGCCAAAGTATCTTCGGCCGACTTGAAAAAAGAACTAGAAGAAATGACACATGAAAGTCATAGTTTTGCAAAAGGAATGCAAAATGCTACAATTCAAGCCGAAACTGCCGAAAAAATAGTTGAAGGATTTGAAGGAGCTATACCTGGATTAAATGAAATCAATAAACTAATTAAAACAAATAAAGCAGATACCGTTGCATGGAAATTAGCAGTATTTGCATTAGGAGCCGCATTAGGTAAAGCAGCAATGGATTATTTTGGTGCACCCATAAAAGCAGCAATGGAGGCACATAGAGAATATGAACAGAATGAAATAGATACGGTAAGAGATGTTGCTAAATTAAGAAAAGAAGCCGAGTTCATACCACAAAAAATAGCTCAAGAAAAGTTAGAAGCCGAAGTAAAAGGAAATGCGGCAATTGCAAAAGCTAAACATGAATCGGAATTTGCATCACAAAGAGCCGCAGTATCTTTTAGTGATACAATGGCAAAAGGTGCAGCACAATTCCAAGCCGCAGCAAAAACAGGATTATTTGGTAAAAATATCGGTAGTATAGGATATGGTGCAGGACAAATGTCAATAGCAGGTATTGGTGCGGATAAAGTGGCAGCAGCAATGGAAGCAGCGAGTTCAGCAACTGGTAAAATGCCAACCGCTAAAATGGGAGCTGATATGGCAATTATGGCAGAAAGAACGGGAACATCTGCAGATGATATTGCTAATATAAATGAATCATTTCAAAGATTAGATGGTGTATCTGCCGGTGTTGCAATGAATTTACAAGAGGGGATGCGTAATATGGCAGACCAAGCCGGTATAGGTTTAGGTAAATTGATGAAAGAAGTTGCACAGGCATCAAAAGAAGCATTGGGATATCAAATTAAATCAGGCCCTGCACTAGCTAAACAAGTTGCATATGCACAATCTTTAGGGGTTAACTTTATGGATATTGCAAAAGCCGGAAAAAATATGGTACTAAATTATAAAGATAGTATCAAATCCGAAATGCAATTAAGTTCTATGTTAGGAGAACAAGTTGATTTATCAGAAGCAAGAGCAGCATTTGCAGCCGGTGATACTGATAAAGGTTTGGCAGCAATTAAATCCCAAGGTTTAGACCCAGCAGATATGGATATGTTCCAACAACAGGCCTTACAAGATGCATTGGGTGGACTTGATTTAAATTCAATATCCAAAGTAGCTCAAAATACGGGTAAAGGTGCATCATTAAATGCTGCAGATGCAAAAAAAGGAAACCAACAATTTTTAGGTGCAAAACAAGGTGCAGCTGCATCGTTAAATGCACAAGAAGCATCCATTTCAGCAAAAACTGCAGAATTAAGTGCAGAACTTGAAAAAGAAATAGAACAATCTTATTTAGATAGTGACGGACATAAAAAACAACTTGAAGGAGAAGCAGAAGCGGCAATAGCAGCTAGAGAATTAGCAGGTCAAATGAATGCAGCTTGGGTTCAAACTGATGCATTTAAAAAGGCAATAGCAGATACTGCAAAGTTAAATTTTAAAGAAAAAATATTAGACGGATTATTATCAGGTATAGCCGCTGCATTTGGTGGACTTGCATTATCAAAAATAATGGGAGGTGGAGGAGGTGGCGGCCTAATGGGTATGATTACCGGTGGTGGTGCAAAAGCAGCAGCCGGTGGAGCTACTAGTGCAGTAGGCGCAGCCGTTGGTGGAGTAGAAACTGCAGCAGGTGGAGTAGCAAGTGCAGGAGGTGGTATTGGTGGTTCATTGACAATCATTGCAACCGGATTAGCATCATTTGCAAATCCCGCAACATTAATTGGTTTAGCGGCAATCACAGCTGCATTACTTTTATTAGAACCTGTAATTAAAGATTTAGTACCTGTAATGGTAGAAATGGCAAGAGTCATTGGTGAAGTATTGGTAAAAGCATTAGAAATGGCAGGCCCAATAATTACTGCTATTTTAGAAGGAATTGGAAAAGTAATAGAATCAATAGGAAAAGCAATCTCAATGGTAATAACATCAGTTGCAGATTCTCTTGTAAAAATAGGTGGTATTGATGGTGCAAATTTATTAGTTGTAGCAGCGGCATTGATACCTCTTGCAGCAGGTTTAGTTGCATTAGGTGCAGGTGAATTAATAAATGGTATTACAAGTTTTATTGGTTCTCTTTTCGGTGGAGGTGGCCCGACAATATGGGAAAAATTAATGCAACTTGGTGAATCTGGTCCAGGATTAATGCAAGCAGCTACTGCTGTTAGTGTATTGGCACCAGCATTTGCAATGCTTTCTCAAGTAGATGATGGTAAAAATTTAGGAGCATTAATGGATAATCTTAAATCAGCATTAGACAAACTTGATGATAAAACAAGAGCTGCTATGAAAGATTTAGCAGGAGCAATGCATGATTTTGGATATGGTGCATTTGCATTAGGTGTTGTAAGAAGTAATCCTAATTTAGAAATATTAGCAGGTCAATTAAAACTATTATTAGCGGATGATGTAACAAGTGCAATTAAAAAGGGTGCACCTGTAATTGATTTACTTCAAAAAACATTAACATCTTTTAATACTTCTACAACGGGATTAGCAATGTCATTGGCAGCAGCAAATCCACAACTTATGATGTTATTAAATACAATGACAACATTTAGTCAAATATCAACAGGTATAGATACAACTACAATGGCCTTAACAAATATGGCATTGGCATTACGTGAAGTAGCTAAAATAAACACTACAAATTTAACAAAAGTTCCTTGGAAAGATATGGCAGGATTTAGTGCAGCAAAAGGAAATTTTGTATTAGCACAATCTGCAAATAATAACTTTAACATTCAACAAGAGAGTGCTAAAAATATAGAAAAATTAGCAAAAGATAGTAATGCAAATTTACAAGTATCTAAAAACTTACAGGCTTTAATGGCAGTATTGGCTGATAATGGTAATGCGGCATTCCAACTTAATATAGATGGTAGAGCAGTTACTAATATGATTCAAAAAAGAGCTGAAGATAGAAAGGGTCAAAAGAAAGAGTAATTCACATTTTTATTTAATGGATATTTATAGTAAATACATTATTATAAATGGCGACAATATTAGACTTATTTAAATCACAAAAAAATAATATATACGGAAAATTGGATAATATCCGTATAGAAAGTAGAGGTTTAATAAACCCGCCAAGAGGTGCCGCATTACTTGCATCATCTCCAAATGCTTTAGCAGATTTAATTGGAGG